CTTAAATTACCATAGTGATTCATGTAATACATTCCACCAAAATGATGATATGGCCATAATGGAACACGAGCTACAATATCAGCATTATTGACGAAACGATAGTGTAATAGTCCAATTGATTCAATTCCTTTAACATACTTATGATTACCAACTTTTGGCGAACCATATGTAAATAGTGCTTTAGGATTTGGACAATCCGATGTTCTTTGTAAGCGATATGATAATAAAGTAGCCATGGCTGCACCTAATGAATGTCCGGTACACCAAACAGTCCTTGTTTTACCATAAGACTTTAATTGTTCTTGTAATTGTGGCCAAATATTATCAACACTCGCTTTGAAACCTTTATGCACTTTACCAATACCCGTTGAACTTGGTACAGGAATAGCATTCAAATCAGATTTAATATCAGCGAATTCGGTTGGTTCGGTGCCACGACAAACTACAACCAAATCGTGTTCGTTTTTAAGTAGATAGGCTTGTGAACCTTTTACATCAAAGAAATGAGCAAGAAACCCCATTTGTGCAAAAGTTTCTTCAACTTCTTCAATATCTTTATAAGCTAATTCACTTAATTTAGCAAATAAGTGTGCTTGTGCCGGAAATGGCATCATTTCTATTTTATTCATATGTTACCTTTCAATAGAGGTATTAAAAACACATTGGCTGGAAATACACTAAAATCTCCACCAATCCATTGAATTTTTATATCATCACCTACATTTGTATAGCAACCAGGTAAAACATCACCATCTATTCTTGTTGCCATAGCAAAATAAGGATATTCTTTAATCATATTTTTATTTGAACAAGGTTGATTGGTTATCCATATCACAACCTTATCATTATATTGATAGTATAACTTTTTGACAGGTTCGGCCGCTTCTGAAACAAGTCCAAAAAATATTAACAATAAAACACAATATCTAATCACGGCGAGCGTCATTTTTACCATCAGCACGAGCAATACGCTCCACATCTGGTTTTAGACCTAATGCGTTAGAAACAACGGTATCAATACGAATAACATCATGGTTCATAGTTTTTACACGATTATCTAAAGCGGTAATAATGCCACTCAAGCCCTTGACAGATGATGTCACTCCTGCGAGAATAAACTTTAATGTTAAAAATACGAAATATCCACCAGCTAAAGCTGAGGCAATTGGGAAACCAACTTCGGCTACTAAACTGAAAAAGTCCATGATAATTCCTAAAAAATACTTGACATTCCTTTCTATTTATGATAAGCTTATCTGGCAAACTTGGTATTTTCAAATAAAAGTTGGATAGATACCATTAAATTTGTAATATTTTTATGAGGCTGTGAATGGTAAGAATAACCGATTCCAATGTTGTAATGACTGGTCACGAACCAAAGTTTGATAGAGAATTATCTAAACTTGAGATAGCTACTACACTTAACTGGTATACTCAAAACAAAGATACCAGAGAAGCGATGAAGTATGCTAACGATTACTTCAAAAAGAACTATAAACTGAATGTTGAGGATGTTATTAAAAATTATCCTGTAACTTTTGGTTTTGTTTGCCGTATATTAAACAATGGAGGCATTTTAAGTGAAAAAGATAAAGTTTGGTTTAATGACACTATTGCTAAAATTAAAGATGATTTGGCAAAACCTAAAGTTGATGTGGTGGTGGATGACAAGCCCGTGCAGCCGAATATACAAGACCGAATCAGAGAAAAAGCTTCAGAATGTATTGGAGAACTTGAAGGACTCCTAGACGAATATATTCTATCTAAATTCACAACGAATCCTAAACCTTATGGTATTATGCACACTCTTAATATCAAAGGTGTCCATACCAATCGCATTTTGGAACATTGGAAACGCATCCGTGCTGAATATGATAATGCACTAACAACCGAAGACGAACTCATCAAGGAAGGTTATTCCAACTTCTCCAAAACAGAGATTAAAAAGATAATCGGTTTCTGTGATTCTGTAATTACAGATGCTATGAAAGTGGTGAATGAATCCAATAAGTCACGCAAACCACGACAACGCAAACAAAAATCTCCTGAACAATTAGTGTCAAAATTAAAATACCTAGATAAACATGAGGAATTGAAATTAGAATCGGTAACACCAAAAGATATTATTGGTGCATTACAATTGTGGGTTTATAATACGAAGAGCCGCAAATTAGGTTGTTATAATGCCGAAGATGCTTCTGGTTTATCAGTTAAGGGTTCTACAATTATAAACTTCAATGAAATTAAATCAACACAGAAAAAGTTACGCAAACCTGAAGTCACTCTACCAGAAGTGTTAAAGGGTGGTAAAGTATATTTAAGAACAGCGCTTGATGAAATTAAAGCCGTGGCATCCACATTAAATGGACGATTGAACACAGATACAATTCTATTAAGGATAACTAAATGACAATTTACTATAATGATGACCGTGATTATTCACCAATTATTGAAAGATGGGTGCATGACTTTCGTGAAACATTAGATGATGACCCAGCAAATGGCAATTTAAGGCCAGGCGATGAATCAGGTGACACGATACCGGGAATTAAAATCATATTTGATGGTTATGGTGAAAATGATGATGGTACAGCAGACCTTGATAATGAATCATATGCGGTCTTTATACATCGTGATTCATTAGATTTAACAGAATTTCCACCACACGAACAAACACCTTGGGCTTTGGTGCATAGACCAAAAGAAGAAGTGTGTATTTACTGTTGGTATGATGCTAACACCGGTGATGTTGATGTGATTCCTTTTGAAGATAACAATAGTACCGAATTGGATTATGATTATATTACTTCACTCATATTTGAATTAGAAAGAAAATGGTTTGGTAGTGAAGAACATGATTCAGATGACCCGATTACCGAATTAAAAGATGATGATGGTTGGCCTTTCCCAACATCGGATGATTAATTGCCTCATTTTTAGAAAACTTTGTAGTATAATGGTTACACTATGATTATATTTGACTTTAACCAGGTTGCGATTAGTAACCTAATGGAACAAATCGGTTCATCAAAGACACCGGTAGATGAATCATTGGTTCGCCATATGATTCTTAACACAATACGAACTTATGTGAAGAAGTTTAAGGATTCACATGGGCCAGAAGTAATTATTGCCTGCGATAATAAGAAATATTGGCGTCGTGAGATATTTCCGAATTATAAAGCTGGTCGTAAGAAAGCTCGTGAAGCATCTGGTCACGATTGGACAACCATCTTTGACTGCTTAGGCAAAATCAAACAAGAACTAAAAGACCATTCACCTTATAAAGTGCTTGATGTTGATACTTGTGAAGCTGATGATATTATTGCAGTATTAGCTACTAAATTTTCATCTACACAAAAAGTTATGATTCTTTCAAGTGATAAAGACTTTGCACAATTGCAAAGATATCCTAATGTTGACCAGTTTTCACCAATTCTAAAAAGAGCTATCAAAGAACCTTTACCTTTGGTTCAATTAAAACAACTTATCATTCGTGGTGATAAGGGTGATGGTATTCCAAATATTCTTACCCAAGATAATGTGTTTGTAGATGGCGGCCGTCAGAAACCGATTACTGAAGCAAAGATTATTAATTGGTTAAATCAACCACCTAAAGAATTTTGTAATGAAGAAATGTTACGCAATTATGCTCGTAATGAGATGTTGATTGACCTAACAAAAATACCTGAAACTCTCAAAGAAACAATACTACATAGTTATGAAGAAGCTAAAGGTCATACAAAGCAAGAGTTTATGAATTATATGATAGCGAACCGTCTAAAGAACCTACTTGAGGTAATTGACGAATTTTAAGGATGAACAATGAGTGCTGAAAAACTATATTCTGAAATATTTGAAGAATATCAAACCCTAACCGACAAAAAAGACCAAATCGCTTTATTAAGAAAATACGACCACAAAAGGTTCCGTGATTTTCTACAATTCGCTTTCAATAAAAATATCAAATTTGATGTTGAGGTTCCTGAATACAGACCAGCTATTGAACCTGCCGGTTTGAATTTTACATATTTGGATCTTGAAATGAGTAAGATGTATCGCTTTATTGTAGGACATCCAAGCAGACCCACACAATTAACATCAGAGAAACAAAAAAGATTATTGCTTGTTGTTTTAGAATCACTTCACAAAGATGAAGCTGCATTACTGGTAAATTTATTGAAGAAAGATTTGGGCATTCCATTACTCACAAAGAAGATTGTTTCAGAAGCATTTCCTGATTTAGATTTGGGTTAATATGAAAGTAGCTGTTGTTATCCCAACAATCGGTTCTCAACATTTAGAAGAATGTTTAGAGAGTGTTTCAAACCAAACACATAAAGACACCACCACATATTTGTTTAGAGATGGAATGGATGTTAAAATTCCATCCTATGTGAATAATATTCCAAACATTAAACAGATACACCTAGATGAAAATGTAGGTAAGGGTTGGTATGGTCATCGTGTATATGCAGCTTGTTCCTTTTTAGTTAATGCAGATGTTATTTGCTACCTAGATGAGGATAACTTTTACGAACCAGAACATGTCCAAACTTTAGTAGAAACCATTTCAAAAGGAAATGATTGGGCATATTCATTAAGAAATATTGTAGATAAAAATGGTGAATTTATTTGTGCTGATGATTGTGAATCGCTTGGTAAATGGCCTGTTTATTTTAACAACGAAATATTTCATATTGACACTTCATGCTTTGCTGTTCGCCGTGATGTTGCTGTTCGTATTGGACACGCATGGTATGGCCAATGGGGTGCCGACCGTCAGTTTTTTGGTGCGATAAAGAAACACTATCCTAAATTTGATTGCACAAATACATACACCGTAAATTATAGACTTGATGGTAATGAAAATTCAGTCACAAAAGAATTCTTTGAGCAAGGTAACAAAGAAACTCATGCTAAATATGGTGATAAGTATCCATGGTTAGATAAAAAAGAATTGATGCAAGTAGCTCCCGGCGTTTCAATTATTATGAAAGAAGCTTAAATGAAAACAGTTTTGATTACAGGCGCAGCTGGTTATCTTGGTTCACATTTAGCAAAAACATTCAAACAGGCTGGGTGGAAAGTTGTTGGATTTGGCCATAAACGCCACACAATGAATCATTATATTGATATTATGCACTATGGTGATATTCGTGACCGTGAACTGTTAGAATCATTATTTCATCATATCAAATTTGATTTAGTTGTCCATACAGCTGCAAGAATTGAAGCCGGCATTTCAGTTAATGAACCCACAGAATTCTATGATGTGAATGTTGGCGGCACAACAAACCTATTAAATGTAATGACACACCATGGTGTTAAAGACATTATATTTTGTTCAACAGCTGCAGTATATAAAACACAAGACAGACCTATTGCTGAAGATGATGAGATTGCAAATAATTCGCCTTATGGTTTCAGTAAATATTTGGCTGAAGAAGCAATTAAGGCCTCAAAATTAAATTATGTTATTTTCCGTTTCTTTAATTTGACCGGTGCGGATCCAGAAGGTGAGTTTGGTGAATCACATGAACCCGAAACACACTTAATACCAAGACTGATTCTAAACATGGACAATATTGAGATTTATGGAACAGATTACAATACAAAAGACGGCACTTGTGTAAGAGATTATGTCCATGTAACCGATATTGCTGAAGCTCACCTTGATGCTGCTAAATACTTGGAGAATGGTGGTAAATCGGACATATTTAATCTAGGCACAGGATATGGCCATACTATTTTAGAAGTTATCAAAGAACTTGAAAATGTGGCAGGTAAAACTATTAATTATAAATCAAACCCTAGACGAGAAGGTGATGCTATGAGTTTAATTGCAGACACCAAAAAGGCCACACATATTTTGAAATATACACCAAAATACGATATAGTTTCAATCTTAAACACAGCATATGAATGGCACAAACATGGTTAAAAGAGTAAATCCAATTAATATTGAAGAAAAGATAGATTCTGGACTATTACAGACCAGCACAAACTTTTTGGTTGGTGAGATTGATTATGAATCTACCAAAAGAATTATTAAATGGATTGTTTATGAAAACACTCTTAGCACGAAAACGCCATTAACACTCTATATTAATTCACATGGTGGTTCTCTATTAGATGCTTTTGCCTTAATTGAAATAATGAAGAAATCTAAACGAAAGATACGAACTATTGGTATTGGCTCGGTCATGTCGGCTGGTTTTTTAATTTTCGTTTCTGGTAGCAAAGGTGAAAGATATATTACCAAAACATCAAGCATACTATGTCATCAATTATCAACAGAGATTGAAGGTAAACACCACGACATCAATTCTTATTATAAAGAATCTGAAAGAAATGGTCAGAATATGGTTGATATTTTATCTGAAGCGTGTGACCTTGATAAAAACGAGATTAAGAAAATGTTATTACCGCCAACCGATGTATGGTTGACAGCCAATGAAATGATTCAATTCAAACTAGCTGATAAATTATATGAGGAATTAAAATGACATATCAAACAGAATTAAAAAGAAAAATAGTTGAAGTATCAAACCGATTGATTGCGCTTGATAATCAAAAAATAGAATTAGAAAACGAACTAAATCGCCTAAAACTTGCCGAATTTGAAGAAGAATTGCAGGAAGAAGGCAAGCAATCCCTACTCTTTGTGTTAGCATGGACACATGATAAAAATGCCTAAAATAGATTCAGTTATAGAGGTAACAACCCGTTACCAAACCAATACATTTTTTGCCGATAAAGACGGCTATCAATATGTTACAACCAAAGGCAAGGTCATCGTAGCGCCCAAAGGCACTTCAGCTGATTCTTTTGCCGTTCAATCCAATCGCCTATCGGTTATCAACCTAGGCAAAGTGGTGGACATCAAATACCTATCAGGCAATTCGGTTGACATTCAATCTTATATTGTAAAAGGTAAAGGCGGCCAATACCAAGTAATTCGCAACGGCCAAGAGTTTTCCTGTACCTGTATTGGTTTCAAATACCATTCAAAATGCAAACATATCAACGAAATTAAAGAATCCCTTAATAATCAAGAGCTTAGCTAAGCTACTGATTTTATTCGCTTTTTAGCGCTTGACATTTGCCGTTTTTTATGATAGAATGGTTACATAGAATTAAAAAGGACTTATTATGATAGTAGTTAAGAATCCAGTTAAAAGCACAAAATTTGAATTATTAGATATTATCGGTGAATTGAAAAATTTACCTCCAGATGATTTTGATTATTTCATTGGCGCTTTGGTTGCTCATGCACCAAAGACAGCTGATAAAATTCAATTTGCAATTAATACCCAATTTCAGGAGCTAGATAATGCTTAGATTTACTTTTGGTTTTTTTACACTTTTTGGTGTGGTTGGTGGCATAGAAAATACTGTGGATATTACGCAGGTGCAGGCTATGACATTTTTATTTGCAACCATTCTAGGGTTAACCAGTATGTATTTTGGTGCCCTTAAATTAAAAAATAGCTAATGATAATCTATACCAATCAATCTTCCAAAAAGAAAAAGAAGAAACCTAACGCCAAGCAACGAGCCTCACAGGCATCTTGGCAAGCTCTCCTTGATAGATGGGACATCAAACCGGTTGACTTGAAGAAGTCCAAAACCGTTCTGGTTAAAGACACTCCATATCGCAGGGAAACGCCCCATTACCCGTCCCTTAATTCTGGACTAGGTAATACCTGTAAACCTAAAGACAAGGTTTATACTGGTACGGCTATGCTCGGGATAGGTACTCTCCACAAGTCCAATGCTGTTCCGGTCTTCAGTAAGGAAGACGCTGAGGAACAAGCAAAGATGAGAAGATAAAATGCCTTTAATAATCAAGAGCTTAGCAAAACCCTTAAAAATCAAGAGCTTAGCTGCTAAAATAATGCTTGACATTTCGGCAAACCTGTGATATAATGGTTACATAGAATTGAAAAGGACACAAAATATTATGAAATTATTATCAACAGGAAACCCTAAAATTTTGAAGGGTCTTAAACAAGGTTACAATACCTATATTTTACACTTAGCACCAGCTGATTTATCAGGTTACCAAACCTGCCCAAAAGCTACTGCTGGTTGTAAATCTGCTTGCTTGAATACCGCTGGTCGTGGTGGCATGTTCAAAAAAGGCGAAAATACCAATATGATTCAGCAAGCCCGTATCCGTAAAACAAAAATGTTTTTTGAAAATCGTACCGAATTTATGAATCAATTGGTAGCTGACATTGAATTGGCTATCAAGCAATCTGCTAAAAAAGATTTAATACCAGTATTCCGTTTGAATGGTACCTCTGATTTAAGTTTTGAAAAGTATGAGGTTGTCCGTAACGGTAAATTATATCGTAACATTTTTGCAGCCTTTCCTGAAACCCAATTTTATGATTATACCAAGGTTTTAGGTCGCAAGGTTACTGAAATTAAAAATTATCAATTAACCTTTTCAGCTGCTGATGGAAACGATGCTGATGTAGCTAATGCTATTAAACAAGGTTACAATATCGCTACAGTTTTTGGTATTAAAAAGACATTACCAATGCCTGCCGAATATCTTGGCAGACCAGTTTTTAATGGCGATGAATCAGATTTAAGATTCTTGGATCCAAAAGGTGTTATCGTTGGTCTTTATGCCAAAGGTAAAGCTAAAAAAGATACAAGTGGTTTTGTAAAATATCCAGTTTTCATGTTGAAAGCTGCTTAATTAAAGGGGAAATATATTATGGGAACACGAAGTTTAACCTATGTTTATGGTGGCGACCGAGAGACCAAACCGCTGATATGTTTATATCGTCAATATGATGGTTATCCCGCCGGTCATGGACAAGAACTCATTGACTTTTTGAAACCAATTAAATTGGTCAATGGTCTAGGGTCAGATAATAAACAAAAAGTGGCGAATGGTATGGGTTGCCTTGCAGCTCAATTAATTGCTAACTTTAAGGATGGGCCGGGTCAATTTTATTTACATGAACCAGTATTAGACCAAGATTCTGGTCAGGAGTATGAATACCATATTTTTGACCACGAAATTGATGTCAAAGATTATTATGGCAAAACCATATTTTCGGGTGACTATGAAGAATTTCAATCTTTTTGTAAAGAAGATGAATAGCGGCAAACTTGGCAATCCGCTCTTGACAAAATTGCCAAAATGTGTTAGAATGTTAATTCAATAATAAAAATTGGAGTTTATATTATGAGTAAAGCAACAAAAGCAACAAAAACAAAGTTGAAGCCTTTTCAAAAGCTTCTAACAATTATGATTTCTGGTAAGCCAGTAACAGTTGAAGAAATTGATACCTTGCTTGGTAAAGAAATCTATATGTACCGTATTTCAACCTATATGTGGCACATTAAGACTATGGCTAATGGTGTAGTTAAAGCTATTAAGACAGGTCGCAAAGTGACTGCTTATCAATTAGTGAATGTAGACCAAGTTAAGGATTACATGACACGAGTTGGTGTAACAGGTTCAGGCTATACGCCCGGCGCTACAGTTAAGAAACCATCTATCTCTAAATTGGCTGACTTAAATTCAAAGCCAGTAGCTGATGTTGTGGTTGAAACGCCAGTAGCACAAGCTGCTTAACCTTCATAGGGAATTCAGCCCAATCCGAGTTATCGGTAGCAGGCTAATTTTGAATGACCGTAATGGCGCCCTATCCCTATTCTTATGATTAGATATATCATACCCTTAGCATTAGCTAGTAGCCTAGTGCAGGCAAGAACAGAGGTCGGTATCGGTGAATACCGCTACGGTCCCGATACACCTCAAAACCTTGCTTGTTTAATGGCTGAAGATTTAGCAAAAGAAAATGCTATCACAAGGTTTGTTGGTGAAGAAGTTGAATCTTCCACTTTTGAAAGATGTAATGAGCGAGATTGTGAGTTACAAAAAGACACCATCAATGATATAAAAGGCTACATTAAACATATTCACACCAAACAGGAAAGAAAAGTTGAATTAAAAGGTTATACATCGTGCATAGTAACAATTAGAGCTGATGTTGAGAAGTTGAAGAATGAAATTAAACTTAACCTTAATAATGATTCTTTTCAATTCAAAACTGGTGAAGAAATAGTTTTTCGTGGTGTGGTAAACAAAACAGGCAATTTGGTCATATACAATTTATATGATGATGTTTATAATAAAGTATATGAAGAAAAGATTACCTCAATTAATAAAGAATTTGTGTTACCATCCTCAAAGAATAAAATAGTAGCAAGGTTACCCGAAGATAAACTATCTTCAAAAGAGGTATTGATGTTTTTATTTACTGAAAATGATTTTGAATTCAAAAGTAAGCTTACAGAGCTTGAGATGAAATCATTTTTGAGAAATATTCCATCAGAACAAAGACAAATAGTTAATCGTTATGTTTATATTATGAGGAATGTATGATGAAAAATAAATTATTAATAGCACCGTTAGTGTTAGCATTAACTGGTTGCTCAAGTATTAAATATACCACAGGTTTTGAGATGACGGCACCTAATTCTACCGCCAAGGCTGAAGTTGGTGCAGAGATTGCTTATCCAGATTGGTATAAAGAATCTAAACAAGAAGATGGTGTTTTATATGCCGTTGCTAGTGAATATTCTAAAGATATGCAGTTTGCCGTTGATAAGGCTATGTTATCTGCTAAACGAGAATTAGCGGCTAACTTCTCATCTCATGTTAGCGCTCTATTAAAAGATTATGCGACCGAGGTTGGTGAAATGGATTCTGGACTTGTCCGTGACATTGATAGAACAACCAAGTTAGTGGTGAATAAAGTAAACCTTGTTGGTGTGCAACGAACAAACTTTTTAATTGTTCATGCTAAAGATGGTTATCGTGCATTTGTAAAATTAAGATATGCAACCGATGATAGTAATAAATTACTTGTGCAAGAAATTAAAAAGAACAGGCAGTTAAATGCTAAATTACAAGCTTCTAAATCATATAAAGAATTAGAAGTAGAAGTAACCAAATTAGACCAAGTAGAACCAATTCAAGCGAAAGTAATTACGCCTGAAGAAGTTAAAGTTAATTAATGAATATATTTTATTTACATAACGACCCTAAACAATGTGCTCAAGAACACCTTGACAAGCATGTTGTGAAGATGATTATTGAATATGCTCAATTGATGTCAACCGCTCATCGTGTGCTTGATGGTCAAAGTTATATGGATAAAACGGTTAACAACCGAAATATTAAACGATGGCGCCTTGAAGACGCTAATCGTGAAACAAGATTGATGAAGGCGTCACACATAAACCATCCTAGTGGTATATGGTGTCGTGCTAATCAAAAGAACTACATGTGGCTGTTTGAAATGTGGCTGTATCTCCTAGAAGAATACACCTTTCGCTATGGCAAACAGCACGCATGTAGCCGATTAAAGGATGTATTGAATTCATCACCAAATAATATACCAAGTGGTGAATTCTACCCTCCTACACCGGCTATGCCTGATGAATGTAAAATTGCCAATGATTCGTTAGCATCTTACCATAAATACTATGTTGAAAGAAAGAACCATTTTGCAAAATGGACTAAACGAGATATACCTACATGGTATAAAAATGGATTAAATAATGCCAACCTATCTTTTTCGTGATACGAATACCGGCGAAATACATGAAAGACTTATGAGTATGGCGGCTCGTGAGGATTATCTTAAAGAAAATCCACACATGGTCACCATTATTCAAGCGCCAATGTTAGTATCGGGAGTTTCTACTTCTAATGCTAAACAGAATAAAGTGCCCAATGGATTCAAAGAAGTTTTATCTAAAGTAGCAGAGGCTCATCCTACGAGCACCGTTGCTGAAAGATATGGTAAAAAATCCATTAAAGATGTAAAGACAAGAGAAATCGTTAAGAAACATGTTGACAAAATAACAAAAGGAAACTAATGAAAAAATCCCTATTATTGATTGCTTTATTATCAGTATTGAATGCTCAAGCTGAAGATAAAAACAATGCAACACATATTCAATTGGTAAATCGTAATACCGTTGGTGATGATGCAAATGACCCCAATCGTGTAGGTATTAATATCACACAGGTTCATAAACTAGCAAACAATTTTAATATGGATATGAATGGACAATATCGTGAACAAAATGGTTACGATAAGAATACTTCAACAAGGTTTGAACTTGGTGCTACTCCTCATAATGATTTCTTTTATATAAGAACATCATTAGGTGTTAAATCACAAAATGATACTCATCTCTATTATTCTTTAGAGCCAGGATTAATATGGACATTATCTGACAAGGCGATAGTCAAAACTGGATATCGTTATCGTGATGCTTTTAGTAACGATAAAAATGATATGACACACACCGCTCGTATCGGCGCAGAATATGCTTTAACAGATACACAAAGCATTACAGCTGGCTATGACCTTTCATTCGGTGATAGCGAATGGAACGGACTTTCAGCCGGTTACGCTGTTAGATTTTAATTCTAAAATAGAAAGTTACATTATGTTTAATTATGTGAAGCTACCTGAGCTGCAGGCCGAGCTCAAATCAGAAACGACCAATAAGGGCAGAACCTATGTTACACCAAGTGGAAATGTTTATCCATCCGTAACAACGATTCTATCACCTTATTCAAAAGATGCCATTTTGGAATGGCGCTCAAGAGTTGGTGAAGACGAAGCGAACCGTATTTCAAGGTTAGCTGCCAGTCGTGGTACCAAATTACATTTAGCGTGTGAACAGTATTTGCTTAATGAATTATCACCAATACAAATACAAAGTTTAATGCCTGACACTAAAGATTTATTCCTTAAAGTTAAACCACATTTAGATAAAGAGATAGGCACAATTTATGCAATTGAGCGGCCGATGTGGTCAGATAAATTAAGACTTGCTGGTAAACCAGATTGTATCGCCGAATGGAATGGTGAATTATCTGTGGTTGACTTTAAGACTTCAACAAAAGAAAAGCAAGAAGATTATATTCTGAATTACTTTATGCAAGCTACGGCTTACTGTGAGATGTTTGAAGAATTAACCGGTAAACAAATTAACCAAATCGTATTGGTGTTTGGTTTAGTTGAAGGTGGTTCTCAAATTGTAGTAAAACAAAAACATGATTACCTAAAACCATTGAATGAATATATTGATTATTATTGGTCAGGTATTAATGAAGAATTTGCTTGACAATAATTAATCATTGTGATAGGATCATATTATGCCTTTAGTATTAGAAGAAGTTAAAGAGATTGCCGAATCAGTTGTAGAACAAACTGAAAAAGTAAATACTCTTATCAATTATGACACCATATCAGATGTGGCTTTTTTGATGTGTATTGGTGCAGTATTATTCTTTTTTTCTAAATTTATTGGCGTATTATTTAAGTGGATAGGTCTTATTATAATAGCCCTATGTGCATACACAATTTTTATGTCATAAGGAACTATTATGGGTGATGGTGGTAAAGGCTCTAAACCAAGGCCATATAGTGTGAGCCAGGAAGAGTTTGATAATAATTGGGATAATATCTTCAAAAAAGACAAGTCCAAAGACAAAAATATACTAAATAAACCTAGTAACCAAACACACACAAAGGTTACTAACACAAACACAGACACACAGGAGAAGTAAATGTCAAATATGACACCTTTTGAAATTCGTCTTGAGCTATTAAAAATGGCGAAAGAAATGCTTGAAGAAGATTACCGAAGCAAGCGAGAACAAATCAGTAATGATTGGTCAGTCAAAGTTGAAGTAGCAAAACTTAATGGCGGATCAATACCAGACCATCCAGGTTTCCCAACATACCCATCAGAAAAAGATATTATAACCAAAGCACAAGAACTCAATGGCTTTGTTTCTAATATTGAAACAAAAACTGTAAATAAAAAAGCTAGCGCAACCGTATAGCCAAAGGCGTTTTATAGCCCTTAACTAAAAGGAGATACTATGCAGAGAATTCATACACTCAGCACATCAACAATAATTATTGCAACACTTATATCAGTATTAATAGTTTTAGGATTCAGTAGTGTGATGGCAACACAAATAAGTCCAATGCCAGTTAAAATTAGTTATAACGATTTATCACCAAAAGCAAAACAACAAGTAGAATGCTTAGCACAAAATATCTACTTTGAATCAGGCCATGAATCTAAAGAAGGCCAAATTGCCGTAGGCATGGTCACCATGAACCGTGTTAAAAGCGGAATATTTCCAGATACCATTTGTGGTGTAGTTAAACAAAAAACACAATCAACTTGCCAATTTTCTTGGATCTGTGAAGGCAAATTTGATGTTAAATCCTTGACACACTTCAATCATTCGTTGTATAATAGTGTTCGTGAATTAGCTGTATATGTTTATGCCAATCACGATAAGATAGAAGACCCAAGCCGTGGTGCTTTATTCTATCATGCAGATTATGTTCATCCAAAATGGAAAAATGTAACATATCTAACACAAATTGGCCGACATAAATTTTATGATAAAAAGGAAACAAACTAATGACACAAGTAAAAGAAGCCGTTAAAGTAAGTGCAATCTTCTTTGTTTGTTTAACAATTGTATTGCTATCAATTACTGGTGGTGTTGCGTATTATTATGCTCATGACCGATTATTGATGTCAAAGAATGTTTCAGAAGCAATTGAAAAAGGAATTGACCCATTATCAGTAAGATGCTCTTATGCTTCACACTCTGACACCGTTTGTGTTGCATATGCGTATTCAAAACAAGGCAAAATATCAGCTCCCGACCAACCTATATCAATTAAGAAATAATATGCCAACCAAAGATGAGATGAATAAGTTTGCTCGTGCTATTGACGGTTTAGTAGCAAACACAGATTATAATTACATAGAAGCTATCGTAGAACATTGTAAGAAAACAGGATTAGAAATTGAAGTGGCCGCTACACTCATTAATGCCAATCTTAAATCAAAGATTGAAATGGATGCTATGGACCACAATTTACTTAAAGAGAAAAGCTCTCGTTTACCAATATGAGTTTCGTTGCTATCTCATACGCATTTCAAAATAGCAAATTAACTTAAAGGAGTATAACATGCCTAAAGTCACTTTAGATGTTAATTTATTAGCTAATGTAGCGCTTGCTGTATTAGTAGTTGAGTTAGTTGGCAAAATCACCGGTTGGTGGTAGTATAAAAGAGTTGGGAGAACTCTACAAAACTCCCACTTTATTATGATGAGAAACTATGACTGGTTATGAAACTTTTGCAATATTTCAAGCTCTGAAGCTTCATTTTACCAAAGAGGCTTATGACTTCTTCAAGTATAACGGCAAAACATCCGTAACCGTAACCTCATTTGAGAATCGTAAAGACAAGTATCACTTCTATAAATTATCACGCAAGTTTAATACAAAAGAAGAACTCATAGAATTCATTGTATTCAATTTGATTGAAGATGAACATATGTGGGTTGGTAATTTGTTACAAGAAGAAGCTGATGCACGATACCTTAAACATAAAAAGTATCATCAAGCTATATCTTATATGTTTAAGAATGATTGTCAAAAACTATTTGAAGGGTTAGATAACCCAAATTCACTATTGATTACCGATGGTGATTACCCAATTCTTTTGACCAAAGCGTTACGAAAAGAAATTGAGATTGAGTCCTTATGTATTTTGAATATGTTACTCAACTTCTTTCCAATGTGGTCAAAGAAAATATCGGATACTATCCGATGGCCTGAATACCGTAAAACGATACTCAAGTATACCGCATTTATGCCTCAAGATAGTGTAAGATATAGGTTAATTCTGAAAGAAGTATTGAATCAGAATACTAAATAAGATATATTATGGTAGTTTGTGGATAAGAAAATACAAAAAATACATTTATACATTTACATACGAAAGGCAATACAATGAGCAACTTTGAATCACTCAAACGCAATCGTTCTAGTTTAGAAAAATTAACAAAAGCGATTGAAGCAACAACTCAATCAACGACCGAATCCGGTTCACGAGAAGACACCCGTTTATGGCAACCCACAGTAGATAAAGCAGGTAATGGCATGGCTATTATCCGTTTTCTACCAGCACCAGCAGTAGATGGTGAAGACGCATTACCTTGGGTAAGAGTTTTCTCTCATGGTTTCCAAGGACCAGGCGGTTGGTATATTGAGAACTCTCTCACAACACTTAACCAAAAAGATCCAGTTTCAGAATATAATTCTACATTATGGAATTCTGGCATTGAAGCAAATAAAGAAATCGCTCGTAAACAAAAACGAAGATTGAATTATGTAGCGAATGTCTATGTGGTTTCTGACCCAAGCAATCCTGAAAATGAAGGCCAAATTAAGATTTATAAATTTGGTAAGAAAATCTTTGACAAGATTACTGAAGCGATGAATCCAGAATTTGCGGATGAAACACCAGTTAACCCATTTGATATGTGGGAAGGCGCAAACTTCAAATTGAAGATTCGTAATGTTGAAGGCTATCGTAATTATGATAAATCAGAGTTTGCTGAAAAATCAGCATTACTTGATGGTGATGATGCTAAACTTGAAGCATTATGGAAACAAGAACATTCATTAAAAGAATTCTTGGATCCAAAACACTTCAAACCTTATGAAGTATTAAAAGCACGATTAGATAAAGTTTTAGGTTTTGAAGGTGAAGTAGCACCAAGAACTAAAGCTGAAGATGTTGTCGTTGAAAACTTTAACGATTCAGCATTAAACGAAATTGATGCTAAGATTGCTTCTGGCGGTGACGATGATTTAGATTATTTCAAATCATTAGCTGGTCAAGAATAATATAATCTAAAAAGAGAATACCCGCTTCGGCGGGTATTTTTTTTATGCCACTCTGGCAAGAACCATATTTGATGGTGTTGTTTTGTCTTTTGCTTGTGTTGCTGATTGATTGTTAATAACTTGAGTGTTATTTGTGGTTGGTGCATTAACAACCATTGGTGTTTGTGGTTTTTGTTGTTGTCTTTGACCTACAGCTACATCATTAGATGCTACTGTAATCTTATCACCTTGGCCAACATTACCGGCGGAAGCGATTAGTGATGTGACTTCTTTAGCACGATTACCAACCTGTGTAAACCATTTACTATCTTTTAATTCTTCAGCAGTACCAGTGTAATCACCACCAGCTGCTCGTTTAGCAGCTTGTTTCATTACTGTCCACCATTTACCTAAATTGAAAGATAAATCAATAAACCCACCTTTTGCTGAATCATTAGCAGACATGTAGCCTGGACCCTTTTCTGCTATCTCAACATGATGAGCGAAGTCTTGTTCAAATAGGTTCATTATTTCTTGTTGAGAAAATCTTTTTGTTCCAGATTTTTTATATTCTTCAAGTTCTGGTGGAAGTGATTTACCATCACCAATTAAATGTCCAACACCAACAGTCCACAGACCTACTGAATCTTTATATGGTTTTGTTCTGATACCTTCATGTCGTATGACCATTTTCTTCACATCTTCCATACCAGATATTTTTTGTGTTGGTTTTGGAATAGGTTCAGCCGCTTCAGGAGATTTTGCAATCGCTGTTGGAGTTTTAGGTGCAGGTTTAGCTAATATAGCAGGAACCGGTGCTGATGGTTGAACTTCTGGTGTGGGTGGTGGTGGTTCACCTGGTGTTATAACAGGTTTGGATAATAGGTCAGCTGCTTGTTGTTGAGCATCTCTACTTTCTTC